CTTCCTCCGTTAACCTAGGATTACTATCATGCGTTACTTCCATACCAACAGCGCCACTTTCTTCACCGTTCGGCGAGTCGGGTTCTACCCTTCTCTTCGGCAGGCGAGGACGCTGGCGACGAAGCTCGGTTATGTGCTGGAGTTAAATCCGGCTCAGATTGAGCTTGTGACACTTTGTCTTCATGGTCAAACCATGAGCGATGAAGCGTGGTACTCATTCACTCCGAAGGAACAAGAGGTCATTGCTGGCCTCATGAGCTGGTGGAGTGTGGATAGCGCAGAGGAGTTCGAAAAGAACTCTTTCATTGCTATCAACTTGAACGAGGGAAGAACCGTAGCGATAGTAGCCAAGACGACCGAAACTCTCGATTCCATCTCTTACGAGAATGGGAACAGAAAACGGACGTCTTGGGTCCCGGCTACTCTGGGCGATGTGAACGAGATTAACTCTCAATCACAGTTGCTTGCGAGTGCTGAGACTTTTGGACTCGACACGAAAGCTCTTCTGAGTAACCTACCCTATGGGACAAGTTACCTGAAGGATGCGATTGCCAAGGCAATTGCTCTTGAGGAAGCACAAAATGCTGCCGCCAAGGATGCTATACGTGACGCGAACAGAACGATCCTAGACTGACGGGGAAGACCTTCTGGAGGCAAAACAATCCACATAGAGTGGAACCTCCAAGGCTGTGCCTTATGGGCCCAGCCTAAACCAACTGATGTTCGTTTTCTGGAGTCGAGGAATGGATTTGCTAATGCGGGTGTTAAAGCTGATTGGGTCACTAGGATTAGTCCTAGAGCTTCTCAGCCAGATCATCCGCAAGCGCGAGGCCTTTCTCGATACCAGCATTATCGAACATCTTCCGCGGGCCGGCTGTGCCGACCCCGTAGAGGAAATGGGCGAAGAACCCAGTACTCTACAAACCCACGATAGTGGGGGTGCTACATGACGACCGGGTCTTACGACGATGATCGCAGGAGCGTTGGAAGCGAAGTGACGACGATCTGGCCGCAAGGCTGGATCGTAGGAACTGTGCAGACTCGCCCCGGGTTGAGAGTGACTAAGAGTTGGTCGGGGACAGACTACCCTCCGCACGCAAAACCCGTGTACGAAAAGTACACATGGCTGCGCAAGTCGGATGGTAGAAAATTCACGGCCAAAATCAGAGTCGATCAGCCCACGCGTGGAAAAACAGTCGACCATCCTTATAGCATGACTTACCAGTTTGGGACATACGATGGTGACAATGGATACTCCCGTTATGAATACGGCTCACTCTCTGAATCGAGGGTGGGCTCGTGGGCATACGGGTCGTTCAATGTCGGCTTCTATAATGTCTCCGGTGAGTGGGACTCCAACGACGATATTGCATTGATTGGGAAACTCCGTGAGCAAGTTGCAGGGTCAGACTTCAACATGAGCGTCTTTCTCGGCGAAGGCCGAGAGTCGCTCAAGACGATAATTGACGGTGCAACGCGCATACGGTTATCCCTAAATGCTTTAAGGCGTGGGAATATCCTAGGTGCTGCTAATGCTTTAGGCAGGGACACTCGTAACCGCCGGCTTAAACTCCGTGCGGATATGCAGTCTAACTGGCTACAGTTGCAGTATGGATGGATGCCGCTCCTACAGGACGTGAAGGGTGGAGCCGAGTTCTTGGCGAAACTTCTTAACTTCCCAATGGTGCAGACCTATAAGGTCAGGAGAAAAAGACCTCTTCAAGCTGAGCGTTGGCCCAGTGGAACTCAGAGAACCGCTCAATGGTCGTTCGTTGGTGAAACCAAAGGACAACTTATTGCGCGTCTGAGCGAAGTTGACACCGCAAAGCTATCAGGGCTCCTTGACCCTGCAAGTGTGGCCTGGGAATTAACCCCCTGGTCATTTGTTATTGACTGGTTCATTCCGATCGGTAACTACCTTGCAGACCGCTCTCTTGCTAGTGCATTAAGCGGTACATTCGTTACCACGAAGACTAGGCGGCTAAACTGCCAGTACGGAGGTGGGTGCCTGCCGACCAATAATGGTATAGTTGCGGTAGCGTTCTCCGGCTCTTGGGCCGGTTACACTACGCAAGTATCTGTTACTAGGACGGTTAGCACCTCTCTCTCCGTGCCCCTGCCAACCTTCAAACGGTTGGATCAGGTTATCTCGTGGAAGCACGCTGCAAATGCAATCGCTCTCTTGGGGCAACTCAAGAGGTAAACCTCAATGATCTGCCAAAGGGCCTAAAGCCCAGATGGCTAAACTAAGGAAGTACCAATGTCGGCTATTGCTGATATCACCGTCTTTGACGGTGCCAGCACCCCAGTGACTCACACACTCAAGGCCATGGAAGTCGCTCGCGAGAGCGGCTCTGTGACTGGCTTGTGGCAGGAGCTGAATGCTGCGGTCCCTGCATCTGCGCAAATTCGGGCGCAGATGAAGAAGACGACCCTGAAGTCAGGGGTCGTCAAGACCGAACTCCGGGTAGTGGTCCCCGTGATGGAATCGATTCTGAACCAGAACGCTGCGGGTTATACTGCGGCTCCGAAGGTGGCGTATGAAGATACGTTCATCCTGACGAGCTTTGCACACCCGCGGTCGACTGTTACGAGTCGTCGCCTCGCACGGATGCTGGGAGTGAACATCAGCAACAACGTTTCGACGTCTGTTGCTGCTGCCACGACCGGTCCGTTCTCTGAAATGTACGATAGCCTCGTGATGCCCACGTAAGTGAGCGTCAACCCCCATAAGGGGTAGGCGAAGACAGTTAGTCCCTTTAAACTCTCAAATTAATGAGGTGATTAATGCGTTTTACACGCTGGGACCAAATTGCCAGTACAGATCAGAGCAATGAGGTTCTCTTTCTCCTTTCCCGATGGCATTTGTCGCAGTGCTCTAGCGACGAAAAGCAGGTTATTGAAGTAAAAGCCCTCCTAGAGGGAAAAGACTTCTACGGCCTGTGCCACTATAGCCTTAGCCACGAAGGCTTAACCGTTAAGGACTATCGAAACCTTCGACAGGTTCTCGCGTTCTTTTCAAAGCGCAAGGACCTGAAGATAGGCGTCGATACCAAAGCGGTGGCCTGGAAGAAAGCTATAGAAGCCGAGGCGCTCTGTCGCGAGACGAACGCAATCTTTCGAACTTACTTTCAAGGGGGATTTTCTTTTCCCCTTGACGTTGAGTCGGTGTTACACCGTGCTCAATGGAAAATAAGTGAGATTCTGGGAGATTTGCCGGAGTTAAGCGAACTAGAATTGCGCTTTGGCCCAGGGGCTACCACCCAGGTAAAAAAGAAAGATGCATCCGCCCGGCGTAAGCTGGCGCAGGTGTTCTCCTGTAGTGAAGAGGCTACGGCTCACGTAAGTGAGTTACTAGCTGAGATGCCGAATTGGTCAGGAGTAAAATCCAAAACTGATTCGCCGTCCGTCGCTCGCCAAATAGATATTGGCCGCGTCGACTTCGTCCGGAAGACAGCCAAGGAGGACCGAACTATACAGGTCGAGCCCTCTCTGAACACTATGGTTCAGTTGGGGATCGGCACGTATATGGCCTCTCGGCTTAAGGTACACGGCGTGGACATCGCAGACCAGACGCTTAATCAACGTCTAGCTTGTGAAGGTTCGCTAACCGGAGAGTTGGCAACTCTCGACCTGAGTAGTGCTTCTGATACCATCGCACGCTTGTTCTGTATGAGCATGCTGCCTTGGGACTGGTTTGCCTTTCTCGATTCCATAAGAACCGGGAGAGCGAGCAGCCCAGATGGTGTAATCAGGCTTGAGAAGTTCTCTTCGATGGGGAATGGCTTTACGTTTCCGCTCGAGACACTCATCTTCTACGCAATAGCGATAAGCTGCTGCACGAGAGATGAGCGGTCAAAAGTGAATGCGTACGGGGATGACATAATTGTCCCCGTCTCTGCCGTCCCGTTGTTAATGAAGACCCTGCATTGCTGCGGGTTTATCGTTAACAAATCGAAAAGCTTCTTCTCGGGTAACTTCCGCGAAAGTTGCGGAAAAGACTACTTATCCGGAATCGATGTACGTCCTTGCTATGTGAAGGACGCTTTGTCAGGTGCTAAATGCTTTGTCCTATATAATTATTACATTCGGACATCGCAGCCTGAACCCGCCGCTCTTCTTCTAGAGTACGTAGACGAAAGTTTACGGATCTTTGGACCTGATGGATATGGGGATGGTCACCTTCTTGGTGACTTTACTCGGACTCCTCTAAATAGAGAGCTAGGTTGGGGTGGGTTTACCTTTGAAACGTTCACGCGAAGAGCTCGTAAGGCCTTTTACAGGCTTGGAGCCGATCACGTGTTCCCGTCATACTGTACTTATGTGAAAGGTGGCCCAGAAATGGGCTTTATCGATAAGGATCCGCCTCTTACGAGGTTTCTCCGAATCGACTCTTTCTATAAGTTGCGACGAAGGTCGTTCGGGCTCATAAGGCCTGAAAGGTCCGACTCGCAATACGTACAGAAGAACGGCAAGTGGTTTCTGTCTGATACCTTACCAGGGTATCAGGGGTACGACCGCATCAAGATCTACACCTTTAGCTAGGGCCGGCCAAAAGCCGGCCTAGCGTAATCGCTGTCAATCTTTTCAGCGTGGAGGTCCTCTCGGACATAAATGGATTTAAG